CTGTAAAACTGATTAGCGCCGCGTGTCTGCCCGTCTTCGCGCGGTTCGAAAATGTGAATCATCGTCGGACGGCCGCTTTTTAACTCACGCGGAATATAACGCCAGTTCTGAGCGGACCAAGACGGATAGCTGTCATCGCTGACGTAATAGCCCACGGCTGCACCATTTCGATTAACCTTCACACCGGCGCGTTGCTCTGCTGTATCTGAAATGCCGTAGGGATTACTGATACGCTTCGGACTGACCATTTTGAACTGTGTACGGAACAGGCTATGCGGATTCGTCTCCCAGCACGGCTGGGTAAACAGCTCACCGTTAAAGGCATGCATCGCTACACCTTCACGAATCATCATCGTGAACGTTCGCTTTCGCTCTACATCGATATAGCAGTTTTCATCCTCTGCGTACTCCCACCAGGCGTCTTCAACATCTTTAGCAAAGGCCCGACCTTCTTTGTCATCAACCCCCAGGTAACGCCAGCTGGGCCGATAACTAAGACGGAAAAAAGAACCAACAATGTGATCCTGATGCAACTGGATCGCGTTGGCGGCGTAGCCGTTATTTCTAACCAGGTCATCAGCCCTGGCATTACCCATCGAAAGCGTAGGAAGCAAAGCCGCATCGGCGCTATCCTGTGAGGGATTCCAGCCTTTTAGCTGACCACCGAACCCACCACCACCCCCTTCATAGCGGGCATATTCACGCAAAGGCGTTGAGCCGTCCGGACCTAACAAAAGCGGTTTTTTCATAGACTAAACCTCGCAGGCGCACGACGCCGCCTGAGCATGCCGAGTTCGCTTTCCATTTCTGTGATGTACTGCTTTAAATCCGGAATAGACGCCGGGCTGTAATCCACGCGGCGACCGTCCTTTTGAATAGATGCCACCCGCTTACCTGTCATCAGGTTTTGCAATGCTTCACGCGCCGCAACCAGGTCTGCCTGTGTTGCCATTAATCACCTCCTCCCATTTTTCGGGCCAGTTCTGCCATCCGACTTTTTGCCGGTTCAATTTTTGGCGCTTCTTCCTGTGATGCCACCTGGCTCTCATGCAGCGCCTGCAAGTTGAGTTGGAACCGAAAAATACTGATACGCAGTGCGGCAAGCGCATAAACAAAACAGTCGAGCGCCTCATTACGACGCCCTTTGCTGTCCCATAGAATTTTCTGCTTACCCTTTACATACTTCAGAACCAGTTCTTCCGATGTCAGCTGTTGAGCTTCTGCCAAATCAAATACATTCGGATCGGCTGGATAATGGACCGCGCCTGGCGTAGGTTCCGAACTGGCTAATAATTGCAGGCGGCTATAGATCTGCTCTTTTGCCGTATCCGTCCCGACCTCAGTTAAATACACGCCGTTTTTATTACGTTTGCGCGGCATCTCTGCCACCGGCTTTCCGTAAACCGACGCGCCTTTAATCGGCACTACACGGAACAATCCATGCTTTTTGGAGCGCTTATAAACGATTGTCGGGTCTATACCGCCGATATCCCAGCAAATGCGCCCTATCGTCATTTCGATACCGTTCGCCCGCAGATAGGTCTTATTTATGGCTTCATCCACGCGCTCAAGCGTGGATTCTTCATCGTGTCGGCCCATGATGATTTGTCTGTCAATCAACCATGCTTCTTCTCCAACACCCCACCCCCACACACGCAATTCATAGCGATCACGCTGTGAATCGACACCGGCTGTCAGATAGACAACCCAATCAGGAACAGGGGAGGAATACACCTCACGGCGCTGATGAATAATCTCAGCGTCCGGACGTTCTCCAATGGACTCCTCCCACGTTTCGCCCAGCGTGGTATTAACAAACGTTTTAAGCTTGCCGATATCACCGAGCGTTTTCAGGAAGTCTTTAATTATCTGAACCCAGGTAGTAAACGGGCTGTAAGCGGTCCAGATATGAAAGGAAACGCTTTCTGGCGGGTCTATTTCGTTATTTTCTGCGTCAAACCATTGGATGCCGTCACTTGTCGATATCTTTGTCAGATCGCAAATATACCGAGCTGAGGAAAAATCCAATTCATGCTGCCGGATTACGCATCCGTTATGCTCGCAAAGGTAGTAAACCGTTTCAGGCTTGCCGTGGTCCCACTTGAGGCCAAACGGCGTTTCTTTATCACCAAATTTCAAAAACTGTTCACAGGCACAATGCGGACAAGGGACATAAAACCGCATCAAATGACCAGATTCACCGGCTGCACGTTCAATCTGGCAGGTTCCACGAAGCTTAGGCGTTGAACCTCGAATCGACTTAGGCCAGACAGAACCCTCTATCCTTTTATCACCAAGAAATGTTGGCGAGCCTTCTTTTTCAATATCAGCATCAAACGCGGCCAACTCGTCAAAACCAACGACATCAACCGATTTCTCACGATAGTTTTTTGCAGCTTTACCACCGAGACACCAAAACCCGCGCCCGTTTGAAAAACGTTTCATCGACAGCGTATTATTCTTATTCTTTTTGCCGTACCAGGGAGCCAGGGCTAACAGTGAAGGAACATCACGAATCGTTGGCTCAACGTGTGATTTCATGAAGTTTTCAGCGTCGCCATCGGTCGGAAGAAATAGCAATTCATTACGCTGTTTATGTTCAATAAAATAAGCGATAACACCGAGCAACATTTTTGAATAACCAACACGCGCTGACTTTATTAAATTAATTTCCCTTATATAGTCATTACCCATCGCATTCATCGGCGCTCGCTGAAAAGGCAGCGTTTCCCAGCGCCCTTCCTGATAAGCCGATTCTTTAGGAAGGTAATAATTTTTATCAGCCCATTCGACAGCGGTCATTGGTTCCGGACGATATAAAATGCGTAGACCAGCCTTTACTGATTGGATTAAACTATTTATCTGATTCGGCAATATATTCATTTAATAAATCCGGAATTATTCCAGCGAGGTCGGCAGCTTTATTGCGGGCCTTTGTCACATCAATTTTTAAAAATTCAATATGGCGACTTTCTAAATCAGGAAAACGACGCTGCATAGAAAGCGGCACCCCGTCCAGAATCCCAGCTATTTCACCGGCGAGGCGGGCGAGAACAAATATACAAAAACCGGAATCGACAACCTCTCCGCGCTTCTTTTCATTCGCCAGTTCAACACCATCTGCCTGAGCGCGAACAAGACGCCAGGACTCAAATTCTTTCTTTTTTGAAAAACTCTCTTCATCAGGATCATCAGGTTGATGTTTCTGGCTCTGATGATTAAGGCGATTGTCAAGAACCGATCGCATGTCATACATGACTTCACGACCACGGCGTTCAACCGGTTTAACTCCCCACTTATCAAAAGCCTGAACGGAAATACCGAGAGAGCTAGCCATGTCGCTTTTATTGAGCAAAGTCGGCATAAAACTCCCTGTATTTTTGCGACGTTCAAACAACAACCAGCGTTCAAAAAATTCTCATAAATAGCGAAAGACTGCGCCCCAGATTACCCGTAGGCAGATGACATGCCGCAAAGGACCCGCGCAGCCGTGGGACCACGGTCCCACGGACGCAATCGGTGCTAATTATTCAAAGAGATAGGCGCGGACGATTTTATTATTATTGATATTAAACAATAAGGTAGAGCGAGGAATGCACTTGCTCAATGCTGTTTCCAACGAACAGCCAAAGCTGTTTTCTAGAGCGATATTGCATAGCGGGGCATCATCAACGACCAGAATGTTGGCGCTAATTTGCAAAAGCTGACCGGTGCTAATAATAAATTCAGGGGCTAATGAAGCCGCATAGCGCTGACGAACGTGGAGCGCGTCGGCCTCACAAGGAACAACAAGATAAGCAGATGTTCCCCTCGCCAAAAAGCCTGCCACCATAGCTACAGCTGTCGAGGTTTTTCCGCTACGCGGCCCCATGCTGAGCGTATGCACCTTAGGATAATAACCGGCTGAACTAACGGCGGGCTTTTTGTCGGACATAGCGAGCGCGGACGCAGGAATTTCAGCATCACAGATAAAGGCTTCGCCGAACTGTACCGTCTGCACGGCATTTAGAGAAACAGCACCCAGAGACGATATAGCGGCATGCAGATGCGCAATTACTCTATCTTGCGCCTTCAACTCACGAATGATGCTTCTTAATTGGCAGCGTTCTTTGCGTTTCATTACTTCATGTCCTTTAGATACGAAAAAGCCCCGCATATGCGAGGCTAAAAGAGTCGTGGGACCACGGTCCCACAGCGACCTGAGGAATAAATCTACTCCACCGATTCAAGCCGGATGCAATCACGGTTCATGACGGTAAGTGTGTCACCAGGGTAGAGATACTGATAGTGGGTGCCTTCAGGGTAATGGTGGCGGGAAGCTTTACTTTCAAAGTCAGTAATAATGATCGCGATTGCATCTGTGTCTAGAACGTCCAGGCGCTCACTAATAATCAGCTCTTCATCCTGCAAGGCAGTCTTCATTGATGCATCCTCATACACCGCAGGGATAAAACACGCAAAATCGGGATTTGACGTGTTATTAGTCAGCCCTAACACATGTTTAAATGTTGGAGTGCCTGGGCGTGCGATAACAATGTCATCAATTTCACTGAGTCGAGTAACGCCATCAATAGTGCTTTTAACCAGATACATAGAGATTCCTTTTAATGTAAGAGCGCCCGCACATGCGAGCATTAAATAGCCGTGGGACCACGGTCCCACGGAAACCCAGACGAAAAAAAACCGCATTTAAGCGGCTGTCTGTTAGTCGTGGGACCACGGTCCCACAGTGAATCCATAAAGCCTATTGCTCCGGATTACTTGCCTGTTGCGGCATCGTATGCCCGTTCACACGCTGCGCCTGCGATGCGAGTGTTGACAGCTTCAGCTGCGTACTCTCCCGCCATTCGGTCAGCTTCACTAAGCAGTTCGGCAAGCAATATACTGGCGTGGGCTTCTGCCGCGCGTTTGCTGGCAATTGCGGTAACTCTGCCCGTTTCACTGTCTGCGAGCTGGCGACGTAATGCGGCGAGGCTGCTTTGCAGGCCGTCAGCAGCAGACATAGCGTTAACAGCATCGGCATGGGCAGCTGCAATTTGTTTATCTGCATCATCTCTTATCCCTGCAATGGCTAATTGATTGGCTTGTTCTTCCTTACGATTCTCAGCTTCTGCGCTGAGAGCTGCGCGGGCATCACTAGCATCACGTTCCGCCCAATGAGCCAACCAACGGTCATTAGCACTGCCAAAACCGGATGAGTACGCACAAACCAGACCAATTACCACCGCTGACGCTTTAAGCCAGCTCATCGCTTCAACTGAAAGTGTGGACCGTCAACGAATGTCTTCCAGTCCCCACCCCATTCAATCGGGGTATTCAGCTCAGCGCTGGCCTGTTTAAAGGCGTCTGCAATCTGGTGGTAGTATTTAGGGTCCCAGGAAACAGCGCTGCCCAGGTATGCGACAACATCAATCGCCTCACCGGTTAAGTGTCGGCTATTCATCGTCTGGCTTTTTCCCTCTGCAACCAGAACGCGCTGACGCTCAATGGTTCGTACCCCCTCAGTGATGCCGAAATCAATCGGGGACAATTCCAAGGCGCGGCGGGCGACAGCTACAAGCTCAGGTTTGACACCTGCGAAACTGCCTTCACTGCGCAGACTGAATCTGAATTTACTTGTCATCAACTACTCCTTTTTATGCTGAAAATCAGCACGGGCGACATTCCCCCGTGAACGCAAAAGAGCGATACAGAGAAACAGGTTTAGGAAGACCTGGGCAGCATCAGCCTGTGTGATATCCCCCCACAAAATGCGGATCGCAATCCAAGCGGCTGCAATAATGATGAAATAAGCCAGGACAGACATCCAAGAGCGCATACAGCGCTTTTTCTGGTAGAACATCAGGCGGAGGGCGATTAGTACGCAAATGAGCGCGTTAGCGTTCAGTAGTAATAAGTCGAATGTCATTATTCGTCTTCCTCTGTTTTTTCGATTTTGTGATTTCTGACGCGAGACAGAATCTTTAATAAAACGGTAACGCAAACAACCGAGCCAACCAGTGCACCGACAGCATGAGGAACAGTGACTGAAATCGAGGTGTTAAGACGATGGAAAAACGTATTGAGTAGACCAGCAATAATTTCCGACACAAACTCGGCGCAATAAATGCCACCAATAAAAGAAACACCTGCAAATACAATCTGTTTCCAAAAATAAGGGTTTTCGGTTGTCAGAATATATAAAATAGTCCCGATAAGAGCGCAAATCATGACAGCTGGCGTTGCCTCCGGAAATAGAGCGGCAAACGTAATGCCAGCCGTCCCAGAGACAACCCCGATAACTGATGTCAGGGGTTCAGACATTGTAACTCCAAAAAATTAGATATAAAAAAACCCCGCTAAACGAGGCTATGGATTTAAACAAATTCGTTTTTTAGTTCGGCAAGTAGCGAGTCAATCTCCTTTCCTGTTTGCTCGAAACGGTCCGGATCCACCTCAACACCAATAGAGCGGCGGTTAAGCTTCACGGCGGCTTTAATAGTCGAACCGCTACCCATAAAGAAATCGGCCACAACATCACCAGGGCGACTACTGCTCCTGATGATGTGTTCAATAAGCGCGGATGGTTTTTCGCAAGGATGTTTGCCGGGGTAATGCTCAACTGGGGCAAATACCCAAACGTCAGTATATGGTACATCCGACGTAACGCTGAAAGGGCGGCGCAACTCTTCAAACTTAACTTTTAATGAATCATATTTAACCTTCAGGTTGTTATATTTATCATTAAGCGTTTTATATAAAGAACTGGCGTCCTCATAACCTTTATCAAAAGGACAGGGGACACCTTGTTCTTCAGATTTGCGTTTGAACAGTTCATACAACTTAACGTAATCATCAAATAGCGGTAGCCGCCATTGTGAAGATGAGAACCAGTGGCTGCACATTTGTTTGCCCGTTGCCCTGTTTATTTCCGTAGCGGAAACATTCAGTAATTTTCGAGCCTGAGAAAAATACTCAATCAGCGGCGTAAATGTCTCTTTGTGCAAGCCCTCGCATTTTGCTGCGTAACCGGCTTGTCCTTTTGCCACGGCATCAGCGCCGTAATGTTCAGCAAAAATAATACGCTCTGTCGCTGGAAAGAACTGGCGAAGATTCTCTTTGTGTTGCCGTCTCCACATGCCGGATGGCTTGGCCCATATGACATGATTCAGAACATTGAAGCGGCCAGCTGTCAGCAGCTCAGCTTTCGCCGCAAGTCTGGAACCGCTAAACATGTATAAGCTGCCGTTTGGCTTCAAAATGCGGCGGAACGCGCTTAGATACTCATCCAGCCAGGCGAGGTATTCCTCATCCGTAGACCATTGGTTATCCCACTTAACCGCCTTTACACCGAAATAGGGCGGGTCCGTAAGAATAAGGTCTACAGAGTCGTCTGGCATAGATTTGATGTATTGCAATGAGTCAGCGCAGGCGAGCGCCGGTTTTAATGCAGTCATAGGAATAGTGAATTTATAGTGATAGGCTTCAACAGCGATGGCCATTCGCGGTGGGCCTTGGGTTTGCCTGTCAGGCTTGATGAGCAAACTGCTGGCGGGTAGCGTCCAACTACACGCTAGCGCCCATTTTCAGGCACAAAAAAACCGCCAGAGAGGCGGTTTAGTGAATGTAAGCTATAAGTTACCCAGCTTAGAAAAATGATACCCTAAAACAGGGTGATTTGCGACAAAAAATAATTAGTTCTTTTTTGTCTTTATATTTCATATCTTTATTGTTCGTGGGACCACGGTCCCACGGAATCAGCACTGCCAATTGTTCAAAAAGCCAAAAGGTGAAGGTCTACCTCACCTTTTGCCTTTGATTTTAACTAACTCCCTCCACAGATAAACACTCCCCGACAAGCTCACGTGACATGACAGCAAGCCTGCTAATCTCATTAATGAAGAGTGAGCATTCATCTGACTCAACAAAAAACTGGACACTTGCCAACATAGCATCGACCTGTTCGAGCTTTCTCTCCAGCGTCAGTTTTTCGCCAGATGTTCTTACATCCGGATTTATTGATTTGCAGGACATATTAAGCTCCAAATATTTTATTTATATGATTTTTAAGGAGGTGAAAAGAACAAATGTAAATAAATCTCACTCGCTCCCGCTATGGTTAAAATCACCCCCCTATTAAGTGGTATTCATAGTACATCTTTGTTTATTTCCTTGTAAATTGATGTAAATCAACAAGTTATAAGTGGTGCACCTACAGCACTAAATGACATGAAAGAACATATTTAGTGCATTTATCGCACTAAATATGAAGAGGTCATACCAGTGAAAGCTGAAATTCATCCTGCAGTAAAAATTCTCAAGGAAGAGATAACGCGTACTAAAGCTAAATATCCAAACATCGCATACTCAACAAAAATCCCGGTCCAAAGGCTGAAAAACATAATGAGTGGAAGGACACAGATAACTATGTTCGAACGTGATTTATTGTGTGCATATCTGCACATTTCACCATTCGACATCCTGGTCCGAAGGGATGATCTCTTCGGTATTGATACTCTGGATTTAAGGGTACTGCCTGGCAAGCTAAGGCTGATACTCGTAGCTCTATATAATGAGCTGATAATTGCCAATAAGACGGGCTAACAACCTCTGACCATCACGCCGGATGGTCAGTTCTGGCGTGATGGTCAAACACGATACAAATACGATTTACCAGGCCCCTGAGAACGGCGCATAACTTCACCGCGTTGCAAGGCCGCATCCAGCTCAGAGCGAATTGTGCGAGTATTAAGGCCCACATCAAAAACCAGCGTTGAGGTATCAACAAACCCATCGCCACCATCTTTAACAGACGTTTCACTCCTACGCCGCAAATGCTCCAACACCATTTTTCGTTGTTTCATTGCTACCCTCCGTGACATGTCACGATAAGTTAATTTTCAAGCCGTGGTGGCCATGAGTCGTCCAGCAATCAGAATCACCCTGGAGAACGCAGCTGGCGACGGGCGCCTGCTCACCGCATTTGCTACAGCGGCGCGGGGCCAGGCGCTTGAAATGAGTACGCACACGCGCGGCATCTTGCCGTATCAGCATTTCGATATATTCAGATAAGCCGTAGGGTTCTTTCCCTGGGCGACGTGCAACACGGTTTTGTTCAACGATTGCCAGCTCATGATCGCCAAGCATCAGCTCAACCTTTTTAACGCCTGATTCGGCCAGGCGGCGGCGCTGGTCAGCTTTTCTAGCAGTTGCGGATTTAGCCATCACTCCCCGTCCTTAGCGTAGTATTTCGCCTTCATGACGCTGTATGCGGCGCGGGACTCACCCAGTTGAATAGGGTCATAAGTCACGTTAGCCACCGACTCAACAGCGGCATAGCCAGCGAATGCCATATCTTTCCAACTTGTAAACATGCTGCTTCGCTCAACTGCATCACGCCACGCTGACGCAGAATCAATACCTGCGCCGCATACCGTCCCAAAAGAGGAAATGACTAGAAATAAACTTTCAATTTTTACACGCTTAGCCATTAATCACCGCCCTTATCAGTTGTCTCAGTCATGATTAGCTCCATGCTCTCTGCTGATACTGATTGCTCCGCTTAGGCTCGTTAGCGCCGCAGGGTAGGGTTACATACACATACTTTTGACCAGGCTGTTCCATTGCATCTACAACGACGACGGTTCGACCTTTTGACTTGTACAACGTGGATAAATTTTCTGCCTCACTGGCCGACATTGGGCCTTGTTTAAACGGTTCGGCTTTCATGTTTACTCCTCCGTGGGACCACGGTCCCACGCTAAAGTTGTTGGATTTCTGCATAACGCTTTAACCACATTTCCTGAATGTGCTTATCTCCGGTACGGTTTGATAAATGCCATTCAGCAAACGTTGATTGTTTATTCATATCCGGCAGTGTTTTGTAGCGGCACGTTGGACAAATTAAATAATATTCACGCGTTTCACGTATGAATTTTAATTTAGGTCTTTCAGGTGAATATTTATAGACCTGACGACAAAGACAAAGTGGAATATCATTCCCAATTGCTTTCAATGAGTTCGCTTCTTTTGCGTGTTGCATATAGCAAAGACTCCATATCAACAGAGAAACAAGCCGATATAATTAATTCACGGCGGGCCGGATAAATACTTTTCTGCCACGTTCTTTTATTAATACCGAGTAGCAAACACATCTCATCATCTGAATGCATGGCATCTTCAATAACAGAGTCTCCATATGCATTGGTGCGAATAAAGCGCGTAGCTTCCTGAACGCAGATCCAAACTATTCGTTGAATCTTCTCTTCTGTACGGGCATGCATTTTCCGCAAGCCTGAATCGGCGTGTAACTCATTGAAGCGGTCCCACACCCGATGGCAGATATCAACCTGGTGTTGATATTCGATATCACGCGCATACACATAGCGCAGCCAGGCTCCTTCTGGACCGCAGCTGGCAAACACCGCTTTCCTCCAGCTACTCAGCTGGAAATCTAAATCGGTGATCGGTGGCTCGCTTGTTTTGTACTTTTTGCCTGCGTGGTAACTGACAGAATCAACGACAACAGTGGACTCGCTACCCTCTGATACGATGGTTCGCGTTGGCTTTTCGGTGAAGCGGTCAGAAGCGCCGCTGCGTAACATTTCCAGCTGAACACCAAGAATCCCTGGCTGTATCTTTTTCAGGTCAGAGAACGCGGTCTGGATGCAGAGGCGTACATATTCAGTTCTCACTTTCACTCCTTGAAGGTGAAGACAACCGGCGCAGGGTGAAATCCGATTTCAGGCTATATGCGGTCCTCACTTCGATATCGCTTTGGCGCAGAGGTGGGACGCACTTAGCGTCGAACCACTTGTAAATAGAATCTACGGTTAATCCTAATTTTTCAGCGGCGTTCTTTATTGAACCGTAATACTCAACAACGTCCATTGGTGTCATATCGAGTTATCCGTATACATAAAAACGTATTATAGCAAACTATAACATAATATTTGTTATAGCTGTCTATAATATTTTCGTTTATGATGTATTTATGAAAACAAGAGGTGAAAGACTAAAAGCTCGCAGACTTGAACTGGGGCTGACAATGAAGGAAGCCGCTGCTCGCGTCGGAATATCTCTGCCTGGGATTCAGAACCTGGAACGCGGAGACGTTATGCCATCGCTTGAAATCGGCGTATCTTTAGCAAAGTGCTATAAAAAATCAGTTAACTGGGTTTTGAATGGCGAAAACGAAGAACAGGCTCGAATTCCCGTCGCGGGAACGACAGATACAGGACCAAAGGAAAGAAGCAAAACAGAGCATGGGAAATTTGAGGATTCTTTACCTCTATCCAGCTGCCAGTACGGCATTGATGCCGTTTATGCTTTGACAATAAACCAGCAGATCGCGACAGATAACACTTATCGCGCCGGTGATGCATTACTTATTGATTCTGTTAGCCCTTTAATCACAGGTGAAGATACCCTGATCAGAAGGGCTGACGGCGAAATATCCGTACTAAAACTGGCTCGAATAGATGATAACCGTTACTATTTCGATGCGCCGGATAAAGGCCGTGTTATTGTTGATAAATCAGAATTAACTTTTGTTCATCAAATTATTGGATTGGTTAAAGGTTTTCTGGTTGAAAGAGATGCAAACTAGACCGAGCAAGGCACTATAGATAACGGGTGCAACACGCTCGTTTGCCGGTAAATTCATTAACACTCGGCTGATTTTGGCAGGGTGAAGGGTCACAAAAACGATAAAACTTTATTGAGAAACATAAATCTGTTTAAATAGCTGTCAATAACGAGCGACGGCCACAACCTAAGCAGATACAAGAAAAAGACGTAAAAAAACCCAGCTGGCAGGCTGGGTTTGATTACAGGAACTTAAAGCCACAAAAAACAAAACTCTAAGAACCGTCGAAACGTTTATGAGTTGATTGTGGCTGTTCCTGCGGACTTTTTCAACCCTGAAAAAGCAAATTTCGCAAGAAAGGCTAAAAAATGACCTTAAAGGACTTCTATGCGGACCGCTTTAACAGCGATCCCTACGCCATCTTAGATGCTGCACGTGATGAACTTGCAGATCTCGCACAAAGCGCCGGTATCAACTGGACCGCCAGTGCTTCACGTATCCAGCTAAACCCGCGCGGAGCTGAAGAGAAATTTTCTCGTTACGCGCAGGGCACTCCCGAAGCATTAGAACCGCGCCTTAAAGGCCGCGTTGAAATCTATTCACGCTGTGAAACTTCCCGTGAAGGTATCCGATACCCGTTCGTTAACTTTGTGCGCAAAGGTAGCGACTGCGGCAGCTGGAGCGGCTTCCAGTTCTTAATGTCGGAATATCGCTACGAAATGGAAAGGCGTGGGACCACGGTCCCACGGAAAACAGAAGCGGAGCTGGCACGACAAAAACGCCAGGAAGACGCACAAAAAATCAGGCTGGAACAGGCCAGAGTTAACGAGCTAAAAACGTCTCAGAAGCGACAGCAAAACTTGCTGGGCTGGATGGCGTTTAGTGACGCATTCAACTCCGCACCGCGTGAAGATGGCAGCTGGCCTTATGCGAAAGCAAAAGGGATCGGGAAGGTTTTTGACTCCTGCGACGTGCGGCGCGTGACATGTCACGACAATGTGACGGCGGGACGTGAACCAAACACGTACATGGCCATCCCGCTAAAACACCTCGACTCACGCAAGGACGGGCGTGTGGTTGGCTGGCAGCGCATAAATAAGAGCGGCGGCAAATATCAGACCAGCGCCGTAGATGCCGGTGATTTCATCGGGGCATGCCATGTTATTGGCAGCCTTGAAAGCCCGCTCGATATTGCCGTTTCTGAAGGTTTTGCGACCGGCGCGTCGGTATGGCTGGCAACAAAAGACAATCCGAAACACTACTTTGACGCCGTTGTATCTGCAATTTCAGCTAACAACATGATCAACGTTGTCGAACAGCTCATTAGCCTTTTCCCCACTGCAAAAATAACCTGCCTGCTTGATAATGACCGAAAAACAGAAACTGAGGGGCGGGGCAATACAGGCTTACGCACCGGCTTCCAAATTATTGAAAAATTCCCGCAAGTTAACTGCGTTTATCCCACGTTTGACGATAACTTACCTATTGAATGTAATGATTTCAATGATTTGCACGAATGGCTGGGCCTCAGCGAAGTATCGAGACAAATAAGGTCGAGTAAAAACAAACTGAAAAAATCAGGCGACCTGTTAAACCTGGCTCTGCGTAAATTAAAAACGGTCCAGCAATCTGATCGTCGCAGGTTTGCTAAAGAACTGATGAGAGCCGTGGACCTCGGCTTGTTGACTTGTCCGGTTCCAAATAGCCCGCAGGAACTGTTTAGAACGGTATGCGCAGCTCTCCGGAGTATGGGCCTTGAGGATATTTATAAATCATCAGTAAAAGACCACATAAACCGCCGATTTAGTCGCAAGTGCCGCGCGGCGCAGATGCCTCGCTCATTCAGCGAACGCATAACAAACCCGAATTTGCGGCCTGCACACATCACGTATAAACGCTACGAGTCTTCAATATTGACTGAAGAAATACTGAATGACATCCAGAAAAGGCCAGGCATTCACATTCTTCGCGCAGGGATGGGTTCAGGTAAAACTAACGCCGTTCTGAAGCCGCTCATGCTCGCCTCTGAACGTGGCATAGCTGTAGCTCACCGTGTATCCCTCATGGGGGGGTTGTATGAAACTATGACAGCTGGCATGGGCGAGATGGGGGAGAAAGCAGATATTTTGCATTATCAGACTGAGGGCGGTGAAGCGCTGGCCCCTTATGCCAATAAGCTGATCGTTTGTATTAATTCAATTGTTAAAAGTCGCTGGCAACCTCTGATGCGTCAGCATGATTTCTTTGGCTTTGATGAAGCTACGCAGGGCCTCCGGGCTATTATCTCAGGGCGGGCAATGGAAAACCCTGTCGGCGTTTTCAACACGCTCATAGACGCACTAGCACGAACTGAACGATTCCCAATCATGGTTGACGCTGATGCTAATGATCTGCTTGTTGACCTGGCTGAACTGGCGATGGCCAGACGTGAGGAACTTGGTCTTCCTGCCTGGCTGCAAATTCACGTTATCGAGCTGCCTGTTGACGTAAAAAACAGGGATACCGGCGAACCAATACGCGTGTTTTATACAGAGAAAGACAGGATTGTCACCGAGGTCTTAAAAGCGGTTGAGAAAGGCGAAAAAATCATGCTGGCAACTGACAGCTCAACATTCGCTGAAGATGTAACGTGTCAGCTGAAGATGAATTTCCCTGACAAAAAATTCTTATGCGTGAACCAAAAAACGAAGCCAGAACCAGAGGTGGAGGAGTTCACGAATAAACCTAAAATTAAAGTCCTCGACTATGACGGACTGATTTATAGCCCGTCGATTTCGTCGGGCGTGTCGTTTGAACAACATCACTTTGATCGCCATTTTGGAATGTTCTGCGGGGAAGTGGTTCCGAGCGATGCCATCCAGATGTTACGGCGTGACAGAACGGCGCAGGAATTTGTGATCGGCTTTGACCGCATGAAAGCCAAACGCGAAACCGACCCTCTGAAAATCGAACGTGCATACGCACAAGCCCTGCTCGAAACGGCGGGCAAGAACGGCGAGCTTACAGACGTTATTTTTGAAAATGGCCGGTTGTCCCTGGGCGTTGCTAATTCGAATTTCATGGGCCTGAAAATCAAGGCGGCGGCGCTGGAAGCGTCAGCCCGTAATGATTACGCCAACAACATGATCTGCATTATGCACAGTGATGGCTACAAAGTGGCGCGGCTGGCAACAGATGAACAATTAAACGACTTAGGCAAAGAGCTACGCAAAGAAGCACGTGAGCTGATGTGGGATCAGGTTGTTGAGCGACACATGACGATTAAGACACCGACCGAGGCCGAACGCGACCAACTACTAAACAAACGGGCCTTAACACTCGAAGAACAAGCGCAGCTGGACCGCTGGAACATCGAGCACGAATTAAAATCACAGGTGAATGAGCAATCTTTAAAATTCTATTTTGAAGGCGGTATGAAAAAAGTACGCCTGTTTGAAATGGTAAAACTTGATGAAATTTCAGCGAGACGAAAAGACAAAGAAGAAGCGCTGATTAATTTCCACTTTGCTTTCAAGATTGCAGGCCAGTGGCAAAACTTCATCACGACTGGCACGACACAGGAACAAGCCGAAACGGCATTTAAAGAAAATCATCCAGGTGTTGAGAACTACCGCCTAAAAACCGCGCCGACTGTCGAAATAGGCATGCGCAGTTTCTTCACGCTCAAGTCAGAAGCACTACAGCAATATTTCAATGATTGCGGAATTGACCCCAACACGATGGAAGGAGAAGCGAACCAGGCAAGCCTGAAACAGGCGCGGGACAATCTTCTCCAACCTGCCCGCCGCGACCTGCTTAACTCTGTTTTGCGCATCGGCGGCTATCAGACAGAAAAGGGCAAGCCACCAGCGCCGGAGGCTCTTTTCCGGAATGTCTGCCAGTCGTTAGGTCTGGCAATAGATAAGCGCCGTGCCCGCGTTGATGATAAGCGCCCAACTCTGCGTTTTGTTAAACCAGAGTCAGCGAAATTCATGCTAGATATTCTGGATAAACGCAAAGAAGACGGGCAAGAATTGCAGGTACAGAAAGGCTTTGTAGCCGTTCAAGAAGTGGATCGCGGTTTGGATCTTAATATAGAGACTAACAACCGATCGCGATCCACATTTGAGCACGATCAGAACAGCCCTCTATCAGTAATTGAGCAGGCCATCGAGGGGATGCCGGTGTTGGTGCCGTTGTCGTGGGTTAGCGAGTTGCTGACAGAAGACGAACTAAGCCAGCTCGCAGCCATGCCAACGCACTTGATACAAGCAACAGTGGCAGGGTTGTTCATATCTGACCATACAGCCGCTCCAGCGCCGTCTCTTGCCGCTGGGCCGATAAATGTGGGGACAAGGGTTGTTTCCCCGCCAGCGTGGCTTAAAGGCCATATGAGGGCCGTATAATGATTATAGCTATCGTATTATGGATCCTTGCTCTGGCCTGGAACCTTAATCTATACAGGCAACATAAGAAAAGACGACTGGTAGCTAAAGTTCTTCGCAGTGCTGGGAACTTCGCTGTTAGATACCAGTTAGTTAAAGTAATGGTTGATGTACCTGCTGATGCTCATGTCTGGCAGAGAGAGCGCTGGGAACGCTTTAAACGTAAGGCTATGCCTTATCGAAAATTTGCGACGTATAACCTATATGAAGAGCGTTATGTCTGGCACGACATAAGCAGAAACTTATGCTGGGGTTTTATCATGCATCGTGCTGGGCTTATTACAGGATGGAAATGATGGCTTATGTATATGAATCACCGCTAGACCGTGGCTATATTCAAGTTCGGCTAGCTAGGGCAGAACATAATGCTATATACCCTTATAGCCAGCGCAGTTTTAGAAAAACGGCGGAATATTATTACAACGGGAATCATCTTGAGGTATTTCATTTAATCCCTCTTTGGTGGTCTGTGCTGATGTTAATTCCCGTTCTCGTTATTGGAACTTTAGTGATGGGGGCACCGTCTGCATGGAAGACAGCTAAACGAGCTGTCAGACAAAAACACTACGGTGCGTTTACAGGGGATGATGCTTATTTTACCCCTGACAATTATCCAGATGAGTATCAGCCGTTTATTGATGCTTGGATGAAAAGAGAATCAAATAATTGATGCGGTGTTTATGAATATCTTGCAATGGAGGCCATTATGCAATTTGTTAATTTGCATTGTTTTTTCGGGAAGCATAATTATGAACTTTTCGAAATAACCAGAGTTTCAGAAGATGGAAAGAGGCCGATATTCCGGCATGGTTTTATTTGGCGTTGCAGCCGTTGTAAGAAGATGCAAGATAGCGGGTTAATCAAATAATAGCCCCTCAAAGAATATACATTGTATAACTCTGTTGTCGGAGCACGCTTATTTAGTTATACTTTGTTTAACTAAATAGGAGGGTTTATGACTATTGCGATCAAGAAGTGGGGCAACAGCAGCGGCGTTCTTCTGCCTGCTTTTTTGCTGAAAAAGCTCGGTGTTGGTAACGGACAAGAACTGTCTGCGGAAGTGAAAAACGGTGCTTTGGTGCTTACTCCGGTAAATCGTCGATACACGCTTGAAGAGCTTGTTTCACAATGTGACATGTCACTACCAATGCAAAGTGAAGATGATGTCTGGGGGCGTGACGCACCAACAGGGAACGAGGTCTGGTAATGGTTAAGCGCAAAAATGGATTTGATCGGGGTGATATTGTATTCGTGGATTTTAACCCGTCCGTAGGCCACGAACAAAGAGAGGGAAGACCCGCGCTTGTCCTTTCTCCAAAATTGTTTAATGACCTGGGCATGGCTTTTGTTGCCCCTATAACGCAGGGCGGCGGGAAATCTCGCCATGACGGGTTTACCGTCGCCGTGTCGGGCACAGGCTTAAAAACACAGGGCGTGGTATTACTGAGCCAGGCTCGCATGATTGATTTAGTTAGCCGCCACGCTAAATTTGTTGAAAAAGCTGATGAAGTGGTTGTAACGGACGCGCTTATGAAGTTTTCAGCAATAATTGATTAAACGAATGATTTTCAAATAAAGCCACTTTTTCAAGTGGCTTTATTTTATGCCTTACTCAGGGAAATAGGTTGTCCATGCGGCGCTCATCGCTGCCATAGAATTATCGGCTGGACCGGTCCACGCATAGCGCTGACCGGCATAATTGAACTCAATAACCCACATGCCCGCGCTGTTTTTCACCGCTGGTTTAAACATCGGTTTCACGCTTACCGGTTTGCTTTCAGGCTTAGCCTCTGCCTGTACATCAACATCCTCCTCGGCTACCTGATCTTCCTCTTCCTCCGTGTCATCATTGGTATTCATGATTACTGGCACCTGTTCTTTAGCCCCGTTCTGCAACCAGCCATTATCGCCCACGGTCTGTCCCAGTGCATCAGCTGCGAAATCAAGATACCGGCGTGTCAGCGTCGGGTTAAAACCAGCTTTCCGGAGGGTATTTGTATTTATCACTATGTTGCCGCCAGCCTCTACCAGGCCCTTAACAAAGTCATGAATACGCACACCGGCATCACCCCTTGCAAATTCTGGCATAGCCTCATCAAGAGTCTGTAGGGCCGCAAGGCGTCTATTTTCAACACCTTTCTCCGGACGCCAGCTGCGCGAGAAGTTTACAAGCTTAAATTGCTTATAGTGGAGCTGAGTGTTTTCATCGTCATGCCCCAATATTTCAGCAAAAAATACATCCTCATCAACGTTTTTCCAGCGGGGATCGTGCCGGAAAAATCCCTCATATGCGATGCGGGCATAAATGGCGCGAGTATCTTTATATGTGCGCCGGTCATCATTAAAAAAGTCTTTAGCAAACTGATTAAACGTATTCGCTAATATAGAATTAATGCGCATATTTGCTGACCGATAACTTTCATCGCTGTTATCCAAAACGATATCATTAAAATCGTCGGCAGCTGGGCAGCTGCGAAGCTCGTTAATCCGCTCAACAAATAGCTTAGCATTGCATAGAGTATAAACTTTTCGGCCAGAGTCTGTGCCGGTTCTCTTTTTGGCCTGCCCGTAGAACATGACCTCATTATTGCCTACAGCCTCAAATTCCCCCTGCAGCATCACTTCTATCATTCTGCGTCCGGATACAGCCGCCAGGGCGAAAGCAACAGGGGCCATGTCTTTACGCTGAATAACCATATTCGGGGCAAATGGGGCGTTAAGCAGGTCTGTAACTCGCTGCATATAAACGGGATAGTCTAGCGAGATAGTATTCCGTTTTTTGCTATCAAGAACGTCATCCCATTGCTTCTGTATCGTTGCCCGTTCCGCTGGACTCAATTGCAAATGATATAAAATCTCATGGTTAACACGCAGGCTATTCAGATCATCTAGTAGGCGCGTGCCCTGCTGAAATGCCTTGTGCATTTCCGGCTCGTTTTGCTTCCAGTCAGTAGATAAAGCAGTTAAATAGATGGCCCATGCGGGGTATTTTTTAGCAAGCCTGGCTAATTTTTTCTCGGCACCGGATCCTTTCTTGATACCAGACAGGGCCTCGGCCAGCGGTATAATTTCGCGTAACTTATTTTGAAGCACTCCAAGTGCCTGTCTAATGCTGGCTGCGGGCATATCTACCCACTCCAGAAGCTCACTTGAGTAGACCGGATACTTAGCCGCCAGGCGTTCTACATTAGAGCAAAAACTATGGTGCAAGCGGTCATCGAATTGTTTACGAATTCTTGTAATGTATGCGTTATAAGTGTTTAAACTAATTCGATTTTTTGAACCATTCCCTTTATATTTTCGTTTATCCAAAAATAAAGCATTTTTGACTTTTAACGCCGCTGCTTTGTATTTTCTCGTCTTATCGCCTTGGGGTATTTTTGCCGATTCGATAGCATCAACTTCCTGTTTCAAAGTTGTAATTATGCTCCCGATACCCCCGTTCCTTAGTTTCGCCATCTCAAA